TCAAATCGCTTACATCATCACAGATGTAAATGATAAACCAGTCAAATGGGCGAATCTCAAATTCCGACCAAGTAAAGAATCCTTGGAACGAATGCCCGATGAGGTACTGGAAAAGTGTCACATCACCAAAGAGGATATTTCCGCTCGTGAACTTTCTTCAGCAGAAGCATATCAGATCTTCTGTAAGACTGTTCAAGAGTTTGTGGACATCTTTGATAAGAACGACAAGATGTGGTTTATTGCATACAACTCTCCATTCGATGAAGGGTTCATGCGTAAATTCATGGGACGTGGTAATATCAACTACGGAAACATTTTCTGGCATCCTTCCTTGTGCGTCTGTAAAGAATTCGCATGGATGGTACAGAATGAAAAAGACAAATTCCCTTCGATGCGTCTGAAGGATGTTTGTGGATACGTTGGAATCGAATTCAACGAAGACGAAGCGCACGATGCTTTGTATGATGTCAAGAAGACATTTGAACTATACAAAAAATTAGGTGTATAATATGAAAAAACTAATAGCAACAGGTCTTGTTGCACTTGGTCTTTTGACTGCGTGTGCAACAATCCCAATTGGAACCGAGGGCGATTTTCGCACTGCGGTAAGGATCTCAACGATTCTTTATATCGGTGATGATCCAGTAAAGGCGGATAACGCTCTGAACGTTATTCAACTCGTCAAAACGGAAGTAGCAAAACATCAAGAAGTTTCTATTTCGTATGTGATGGAGTATGTGAGAACCAACATCGTATGGCAACAACTCAAACCCATTGAGGCGGTTGTGGTCGAAGGTCTTCTCGCAAAGATCGAACAGGGTATTCAAGCAGAGATTCGGAATGCACAAGTACCCCCCGATACCAGAGTCCTTGTTGACAAGGTAATCTCTTGGATCGAAGAAGCAGTTCTGTTGAGCAAACTCTCTATTCAAGAGAAAGTATCAGCGGGACAAATTGAAGTCGCAACTGAAGAATAAAGTCGCAACTTGAAAAACCCCAAGTACAATAAAGAAATCAAACCAGGCGTTGTTGTGGATGTCTATGATGTCCTCAACGCCTGGGGCGTTCAAAACCCCGCTCTGCAACATCTAATTAAGAAAGCATTACAGGCAGGAAAACGTGGTCACAAAGATACTGTTGAAGATATGGAAGACATTATTGCATCAGCTATCCGTGCAAAAGAGATCGAAGAGGAAAAGATCATCAAGAAGAAATTATCGGAGAGACCAAAAAATACTAATGTGAATTTCCTTTACGTTTGAACCCATTTATATTATAATCCAAACTTATGAACAATACTCTATTATCCAAATTACGCAAAAATTCAAAGATCAAATCAACCGATGTACTGGAGGATTCGGTCTTTTTCACTGAAGTGCCGATGGTGTCAACTCCGGTTCCCATGATCAATGTCGCCTTGTCCGGCAGTATTGATGGAGGACTAACGCCGGGATTCACCATGTTGGCAGGACCATCTCGTCACTTCAAGACATCATTCGCTCTGTTGATGGCATCATCCTATATGAAGGAACATGAAGATGCCGTCATGTTGTTTTATGATACCGAGTTCGGTTCACCTCAATCCTACTTTGAGAGTTTCGACATTGATCCAGCACGGGTGATTCACACTCCGATTGCAAACGTCGAAGAACTCAAGTTTGACCTAATCAATCAACTCGAAAACATCGAACGAGGCGAAAAGGTTATTGTTGTAATCGATTCAATCGGTAATGTTGCATCCAAGAAAGAACTCGAAGATGCAATGAACGAAAAGTCTGTTGCAGACATGACCCGTGCAAAAGCACTCAAGAGTCTGTTTCGTATGGCGACACCCTATCTGAAAATGAAGAACATTCCTCTTCTTGGTATCAATCATACTTACAAAGAGATCGGACTGTTCCCCAAAGACATTGTGTCGGGTGGTACAGGTGGTGTGTACGCCGCTGATAACATCTGGATCGTTGGACGTAGACAAGAAAAGGACGGAACCGAGATTGCGGGTTATCACTTTGTGATCAACGTCGAGAAGAGTCGATTCGTCCGTGAGAAGTCCAAGATTCCCATTTCGGTTTCGTATGAAGGCGGAATCATGAAGTGGTCTGGTCTACTTGATGTTGCCCTCGAATATGGATGTGTAAAGAAACCCAAGAACGGATGGTACGCTCGATGGGACATGGAGAAGGACGAAACAATCGGTAAGAACTTCCGAGCTACCGAGACACAGAACAAGGGGTTCTGGTTGCCGATCCTGCAAGAAACAAACCTAAAAGACTATATCAAAAACAAATACTCACTTGAAGTAAACAAGATGATCCAAGAGGAGAATGACAATGACAACGAAGACTGAAGACAAAATAGCAATGACAGTGATTCCATCACCGGAATCCGACCAAGAGAAATCCGCCCTTTTGAGGTTGGACGAAGGTAAATACGCCGGACTTGAATTTCGGTTCGGGAAGGTTTCATTCTCCGAAGAAGAGAATGAGGATGGTTCGATCAATATGACGTTTGACTTTGACGTTGAAAAATCGTATAATGAGACCCTATCAATTGAAGAAGTAGAAAAGGACGAGGAACTCCATCAAGTCTTGGGTGACTTAATGATCCAGATCCTCACTGAACACGCCGAATCCAAAACCGAAGAGGAAGAGTAAGTTTGCAAGACGTATCATATCTGGTAATTAAAAATCTGATTAACAACGAAGAGTATTGCCGAAAGGTTCTACCATTTCTGAAGGTCGAATACTTTGAACGCAAGGAGAAGGTTCTCTTTAAAGTATTGGTAAAGTATCTTTCGAAATTCAACAAACTGCCGAACCATACTGCGTTTCAGTATGAGTTTGCAAATTCAGATTATAATACCGAGGCGAACTCTGGTCTGTCGGATATGATCGATAATCTTTACATCATTTCCGAGGAGGATCGAAAGACCGACTTTGATTGGTTATTCGAGACAACCGAGAAGTGGTGTAAAGATCGTGCAATCTATCTTGCAATCATCAAATCCATCGGAATCATTGATGGTAAGGAGAAAGACCAAGCGCCGGGAGCGATTCCCGATATTCTCTCCAAGGCGCTTGGGGTTTCCTTTGATCGAAACATCGGTCACGACTACATCGAAAATGCCGAACAACGATACGAATTCTACAACACTGTCGAAAACAAATTGCCGTTTGACATCGAACTATTGAATACAATCACCAAGGGTGGAGTATCAAACAAGACGCTCAATGTGTTGATGGCATCGACGGGGGTCGGAAAATCTCTGGTACTCTGTCACTTTGCATCTTCCTATCTGGCACAATCCAAGAATGTCTTGTACATTACAATGGAGATGTCGGAGGAACGCATTGCAGAACGTATTGATGCAAACCTGTTTGATGTGGACATTGGTTCGATTCAGAACATGGGTAAACGAGACTTTACCAGTCGTATCGATAAGATCAAAATGAACACTCACGGCAAATTGGTGATCAAAGAGTATCCCACCGCATCCGCCCATGTAGGACACTTCCGAGCATTGGTTGATGAACTGAAACTCAAGAAGGAGTTCATTCCCGATGTAATCTGTGTTGACTATCTGAACATCTGTGCGTCTTCCCGATTGAAGGCAACCGGAGACACCTACTCTTATGTGAAGTCAATCGCCGAAGAGATTCGTGGTCTTGCCATTGAACTGGACGTTCCGATCTGGACTGCAACCCAAAGTAATCGATCTGGTTATCAGAACTCCGATGTTGATCTGAATTCGACATCCGAATCCTTTGGTCTTCCCGCCACGGCAGATTTGTTTCTCGCTCTGATTTCCACCGAGGAACTCGAAGACATGGATCAGATTATGGTCAAACAACTCAAAAACCGATATGGTGATTTGTCCAAACACAGGCGATTTGTGGTCGGAATCGACAAACCCAAGATGAAACTTTATGACGCTGAACAATCAGCCCAAGATGACATTATGCCCGAAATCAGCAGTACAACAACCCCAACAACGGAATTCGATGAATTCAAGTATTAAAACTATAGTATCGAGTGTGTTATTTCTCACACTCTTTTGCACCCAGATATTCTATCTGATACCGACGATCCTTCTTCTGGTAATGAACATTACCCTTGGTTCGAACATCGA